AACCCGTAAGCGTGAAAAGAAACAGGCCCTGGGTGAGGCAACCACGCGGTCGGGTGCCGAACATAGCATGGCACAGGCCGCAACCGTTGCGGGCCCCGCCGCATCTATGCCCGTCGACGCCGGTCAGACCACACAGACCAGTGAACAGCGGCAGGCCGCCAGGGCAGCGTTCAAGCGTCGTATGTCCAGCACTGCTGACCTTCGATCACAGCAGGCCGGGGCAGCCAACCGCACGGTCCAGTCCGTGGTTCAGCGGCTGTTCCCAGGGGCGAAGCATGTGGCCCGGGTCCTGGGTAAGTTGTCGGGCCGGCGTATCGCCAGGGCGTACGAGGCCCTCGTACATGACCCGAGCAACCCCGAGGTTGCGGCGAGCTACGCACAGTTCACGGAAGAGACCCTTGACCAGTTCAACAAGCTAAAGGGTGATGGGTTCACCTTCGACCTAGCCCCGGTCACCTCCGTGACCGCCCTGTACCCTAACGTGGCGGAGTTGTCCATCGACGTGGGGGATAACAAACACCTAACGGTCAATGGGAACCCCGGTGATATGCCGGCGAACCACCCGATGATGGAAGAGGCCCCCGGTACTGGAGGACTCACATACAACCAGGTGTTCCGTGCGGTACATGATGTTCTTGGGCACGCCCCCGAGGGTTATGGGTTCACCATCCCTGGCGAAGAGAACGCCTGGCGGTCACACTCCAGCATGTACTCGGACCTGGCGAAGGGTGCCCTGGCTACTGAGACCCGGGGCCAGAGTTCATGGGTTGGCTACGGTAAGAACGGCGATGACAACCTGCGGGCCGTGGAAGAGGATCGTATCGGGGACGTAGTGTTCCCGCCGCAGAAGGCGGGGCTACTGCCGCGTGATATGTGGTTCCCGGACGGGGTCGCTGTCGCTGAGGATGCACCCGCACCTAAGAAGAGCTACGTTCAGTCCCTGTTCAGGGGGCGTAGGGGTGCGGCTAAGGCTACCCCCATCGACGGCACCGCCCACACCCGCCGCACCCCCAAGGTGATCGAAGATTTCATCACTCCGTTGGCAAGCCGAGTCCGGGACATCGCCCCGGCAGTTTATGATCGGCTCATGCGTATGGAGTTCAACACCGGCGTGGCCCGGGAGGGGCTTAAACGTGCCCTTCACGGACCCTCTGGTAAGATCACTGCCGACCTGGGCGGTAAGCGTTCGGAACGCTACCGTGCGTTCAAGGAGGCATTGCTTACCGGCGACCGGGCGGCGGCAGAGAAGCTGCTGTCCCCAGAGGTCAAGCCTGAGTTGGAGAAGTTCTACACGGTGTTCCGTGACCTGTTCACGAAGCTACGCGACGCCGGCGTCACTATCGGAGACCTCGGCCCGAACTACTGGCCGCGATACATCACGGACATGCGTGGGTTCCGTAAGGTGTTCGGCCCCGACATTGGTGTGTTTGACGAGGCGTGGGCATTGGCCCGCACGGCACAGGGCGGCAAGCCCCTGTCCGATGAGCAGAAGGCACAGGTGGCTAACCAGGTCCTGCAAGGGTTCGGCCCTCGCAAGCCCGGAGCTATGGGTATCCCTAACGCCCGTAAGCGGACCATTGACCAGGTCGAATCTGACAACTCCCCGTTCTATATGGACCCCGTTGAGTCGGCCCTGCGATACGTGGACGGGGTAACCTACGCCATTGAGCGTAACAAGTTCCTCGGCAAGAACGCCCGCTCCCCGGAGGAGATTGAGTCCAGCGTGGGTGATGTCCTGCGGGGTATAGTAGAGGAAGGATCACTCAGCAAGGACGCACAGGAGGAACTCCGGGGCCTGCTAGTCACCAGGTTTACTGCCGACATGATGCACACCAAGAAGTGGGTGCGTAACTTCAAGCAGTTGGTCTACATTACCACCCTCGGCCAGTTCCGAAGCACCCTTACGCAGATGACAGACATCGCGTTCACCGCAGCTACCCACGGACTAGGTCCTGCCCGGGGGGGTCTGGCGGCGGCCCTGCGTATTACTCCGCGTGAGCGTAGAATTATCATGGAAGATATCGGCGTGCATGACCACGGCGAAGAGTTCAAGGACATCGGCAAGATCGCCAAGTCCACGGACTGGGTACTCCGCAAGACGGGGTTCAAGGCCATGGACCGATTCGGCAAGGAGGCCCGTATCAACGCCGCTACGTCCGCCCTGCGACGTGCCGCTGCCGAACCTACCAGTTCGGAGTTCAAGCGGATCGAGGGCGAGTACCGTGGGGTGCTGGGTGACTCTTTTGACCAGACTATGCGTGACATGCGGGCCGGCAAGATCACCGAGGACGTGAAGTATTTGGTGTTCCTCGACATCGCAAAGGTCCAGCCGCTGACTACCTCGCAGATGCCGGCCAAGTATCTCGAAATGCCAAACGGCCGAATCCTGTACAGCCTCAAGACGTTCACGATAACCCAGCTTGACTTCGTGCGGCGGGATATGTTCCGCAAGCTAACCTCTAAGGGCCAGCGGGTCGATGGCCTACGGAACATGGGCCGGTACCTGGTGTACTATAACCTCATCGGCCTGGGCGTGGACTTCCTCAAGGACTGGCTACGAGGCAAGACCATCACCGCCGATGACCTTCCCGACAGTATCATGGACACTATGCTGGGTTCGGTCGGCCTCAACCGGTACTCGGTGGAGAAGGGGTGGACTAACCCTAGTGAGGCCGCCGTGAACTTCATCACGCCGCCCCTGGCATGGCTGGACGCCCCGTGGCAGGACATCACCCAGGCCGGCGACGGTTCCGGGCTGAGGTCTGTGCGGTTCATCCCCATAGTGGGCGAACTTCTGTACTTCTGGGCACCCTTCGGTGCCGGGTTCCAGAAGAACCGCAAGGATGCTGAGAAAGAGTACAAGAATAAGATGTCGGCACTAAAGCGTGAGGCACAGTTGGCCCACTTCGATGGGGACGATGACCTGGTACGCACACTAACGATGATCTACAATGAGCGGCGGAAGGAAGTACGGGGGATCGACCCCCTGACCGCCGAGACACTTAACTCCCTCACCGCATAAGGAACATGCCATGGCCGGGGATGCACTAAGCACCGCGAATGTCCGAGAAGTCGAACATATTGCTGAGTTGACGGTACGCAGGTACTTCGACCACTACCTGGAGAATGTACGCCCCGAGCTAGAGTCTCGCCTGCGTAAGGACATGGTCGTGGCGGTTACCGCCCACGACCTGTCTCCCTCCGCCCACGGAGGCGTGGAGCGTAGATTCAGTAGGTTGGTGTGGCTGGGCATGGGGGCGATAGCGGTGTCCGGGGGTACAGGGGCGGTAGTCGCAAAGCTGCTGTCTGGTTTGGGGTAAACACCGTCTGATCCCATCGAATCTTGCCGGCCAGGGCCGGCCGCTCATGCCACCCAGTACGCATCACCGTACCCGCCCGCTGCCAATCCTCCCACTCCGATACTGCGTTACGCAGGGCCGGCAGTGGGAGTTTTCTTATCCCTCCGTAGTGACACCAGTACAGGCATCCGTTGACTTTCAGCAGACTATCCAGGGCCAACGAGTCCAGGTCCCACACCCCCACCTCCAGGTGATCTTCACTATCAGTGAAAAGCATGTACGAAGGCATCTATGTACTCCTTACGGGTGTAAGTGATCCCGCGTTTGGTGGATATTTGTAGGGTGGTGCCCTTGCGGCCGGTGGTAGTCCAGTTGTACATCGTTTTGACCGACACTACGAAGTCGTGCTTGTTGTTCAAGTATTCCCTGGCCTGGGCCAGGGTCATGTCGGGCGACGGGGGCTGAAACGAGGGGGGTAGCGTCATCCTTCTTCTCCTTCACAGGTCCACAGGGTGCCGAGCAGGAAGCAGGCCGCCGCAACTACCAGCGTCCAGTTCTCTACTCGTAGGGCGGACACGCCCAACAGGCAACTGCCTACAACATATGTCAGCTTACGTATAACCACGCCGGGCCTCCATTCTTTTCATAGCACTCTTCACGGGTTCCTCACCGTCTATCAGCACGCGGGTACCCTTAGAGTCCCCGTCCCAGTTAGCCCACGGCAGGCTGTTGTCCGCGTGGTACGAGACCGGAACGTACCGCCGGGCGGCCTCATCGACCGCGATACCGACGTACCATGACCGTCCGAAGGGTGACTCTACGCGGGCCACCCACTGGGGGAAAGCTCCCGGGGGCGTGAAGCCCCCGAGAACGATGAACCGTCCCTCGGCTATCGCCTTCTCACAGGCAGCGGTAGGGGCCGCCGCAGGGAGTAAGGCACCGAGGTCGGATTTAGTTCGTACTGGGCGGAACGACAACGTCATCGGGAACCTTTACCCCCACAGCTTTCAGTGTTTGAATGGCCAAATTATATCCATGGTTGTGGCTGTCGATCTTCTCCTGGGCCACCTGTTCAGGTGTGGTAGGTGCGAGCTTACGCCGGGTGAAGTAACCCAGAGCAGCAACCGCTAGTAAAGAAGTACCGCCGCCGGCACTGGCGGCCAGGCTTTCGCCGATCCCCAGGGTCAGGCCCCGGAAGAACTCGAAGGTGCTTTCGCCGCCGTCGATATTCGTGTTCCAGGTGATGATATTCTCCTGGGCGGTACGCTGGTACCGATCCCTCGCCTGCCGAGCCTTCGGCAACGGCAGCGTGGCCGGCAGCCCCTCGGCCACCTGGATGTCGTAGGGGGTGTCCACCTTGACCAACCCCTCCAGGCTAAACGCCTTGGCCGTAGACGTACAGCCCCCACTTACACACCCCGCCAACACCAGCCCTACAATCATTCGCTTCATCTTTTTCTCCGTTTCTTAGAGACAAACTTGTCCCGGTGATACGCTTCGCCGGGACCGATACCACAGATTTCGTGATACGGGACGCCGTCGATCACGACGCCCGCACTGATTACTGACCTCCGTTTAGTGTGTTTACCGTACGCGAACGCGAACGCCCTGTCGTCGATCCCGCACCCAGTGTCCATGCCGAAGATGCGGCGGGTAGGACTGACCATCCACTTAACTCCACCGGCCGTGTGGATATGGCCCATCACCGTCGACATCAGCATCTTTTTGGCGGCGTTGTAGGCCGGGTGCTCCCCACCATTGCCGGTGCCGTGGAAGTAGTACACGTCATCGACTATATGATCGTCCTGCCAGTCCCACCCCGGGGTGCCCCATATATCTGCATACTCTCGCAGGAACCGGGCAGGGATGCCCACCTCTTGGGCCAGCCTCAGCGGCCGTTGGTCGTGGTTGCCAATGCACACCCTGGCCTCTGGGAAGGCCGCGTGCCACTTCGACACGCCCGCCTTGGCCAGGGTGTACTCGTCCGCAGGCCCGGGACATTCAGGGTGGTGGGCATGGAAGCTGATAGCTTGCAGGTCTACCACGTCCCCGATAAACACCACCGTGTCACACTCCCACTGGTCCTGCAAGTCCAGGCAGAACTGTAGGTACCCCGGGTGGCACACCGGTTCGTGAATATCGCCGATAACTAATGTCCTACTCATCTGTGTCTCTCCAGTTTCCGGGGTCTTGTCTTGGCTTATATATGGAACGGGGTCACCCCGCCGTCCGCACCCTCTTCGTATATCGTTAGTCCCAGCCATTTGGCTACCGCGTACTCGGCAGACGCACCGGTACTTTTCCTCCAACCCTTGAGTAGGAAGATACAGTCCGCCTCTGCATCCTCAGACCGCAGGGCCTGCAAAGCGTGGAGGTCACGGTAGATGTACACCGGCGCGGGCAACTCACTCGCCCCCTGACCGTCGGCCCGGTCAATGTCTGCCGGGCTTATAACGGTCCACCCGTTACTAACCATGAGGTCTCGCCCCCGGTCGAAGGCCACGAAGTTGAACTTGTAATGGTCCCGCATAGGCCCCGCGACGTAGCAGATATTACTTCCGTACTGGCCAACTGTGGTGCCCGCCAGGATGATCTTGATAACCTCCGGCCGGCAACCATTGCCCTCCAACGCTTTACGTAGCCGGCGGATGCTGGGGGGTTCGACCGTGCCCCGGGTACGTTTCGGGGTGGTCGCCGTAGCCAGTTCAGTAGGCTCCGTGAACCTGGCCAGCAGTTCCGACGCCGCACCCTTAGTCGGTCGATCATCTACAAGGTTGCCGACAGACTCAGCGTCCAGGAGGATGCCGGCACAGGCCCGTGCGTGTGCAAGGTGAGACGCCCCGCTCTCGGGGTCAAGGTCCTCCCCGTCCAGCCATGCCAGCATATGCCGCTGCATCGCCGACACGTACACGGTCGCCGACACCGACTCATCCCGCCAGTTGTAGGGGCCATACTTGGCCGCCCCCAGCTTCATCACCTGGGCCTCCTGAATCATAGCCCCGGAGGGGATAAGGTGCAGGGGGGGTTTGGTCTTGCCGATACGGTCTTTCGGGTTGGTGCTAGTCTGCGTCACGCTACGCTCCCTAAATAGGTCTTTGCTGCCCAGGCTTTCACCTGGAGTCCATGAAACACGCTGTGTTTAGTGCCGCCCGCTTCATGCGTTCGGCTAGATATATACGGGGCGTTTGATCGTAGGCGTTCATAGAACTTGCTCTTGCTGAGGGGACGCATGCCCCGCTCTCGGGACCACGCGGTCCAGGCGTCGAACAGTTCCTGCTTTAACACTACATGAGTGTCTCCCTCATCGGTACACTCTTCAAGGAAGGCGGCGAGTGGGCTGGTACTGGTCCGCCACTCCCGCATAGCCTCGCGGCTGGTGCCGGGCAGCGTAAAGTGTCCACGCTTACGTAGGGACCTAAGCCCCTGCAACGCCCACACCGCGATACCCTGAATCTCACTGGCCAGCTTATGCTCCAGGTTGAAATCTTCCTGACCTACAAACGTGCGGTCAAACTCTACCAGGTTGAGCCGGCGGAGCATGGCCCCGGAGTGGTCGGGTACGTCCAGGAACTCATTAGACGCTATCGTTATCCGGCACGTCAACTGGTGGCGGGCGATGTGCGACTTATACTTAGGGTTGATCGACACGCTATCACCGCCCGCGATGTTCAGCAGAAGCTCCAGGCCCCGCATGTTGTCCGTGTTGCGGCTGTTACGGGCGTCAGGGATAAGGCACACCAGCTTGTGCATCAGCGGATGTACCCCGTGTTCGTTAGTCAGGCTACTGAAACTGGTGGTCGCCGTCTGGGAATCCCCGACCAGTTTAGACAGCATGTTCAGGGTGACAGACTTACCGGCGGCCGTAGGCCCCCGCATGAACATCAACTTGTGTAAGCTGGTGTCGGGGATCATGCAGTATCCGAACCACTCTTGTAGTAGGTTCATGCGTTCAGGTTCGTGGCCGTGGCAATCCTCCAGGAACTGTAGCCACGCCGGGCACTTCGCCGTCACGTCAAGGGAGTACGGTAGTGAGTTCGTGGTGAACAGGTCGGGGGTAGAGTCCAGCAGGTAGGTAGACTCGGGCTGGCCGTCGATGAACTCTTCGACGTTTAGTATCCCGTTCTCAAACACGATGAGGTTCTTTGGGTCCGGGCCATCCGCCCCGTTAATCCAGCAGGGTATATTCTCATCAGTCACCAGGGTCTCTGCCTTCATGGCCCGCAGGATGTTGTTCACCACGGTTGACCCACACCACAGGGGTTCGAGGGTAGTGGCACCGTCTGGCGTAGTCTTGGCCACCTGCTTCTGGTGAGACCATCCGAACAGTGGTTGCTCCACCACTTCTTCTTGAAGCTCTGCGTACTTCGCCCCGCCGTACTTGTACCACGATCCCTGCCAGCGTTTCAGCAGGTGCCGCCCAGCCATGCGGTGTTCCTCATCCAGGAACTTGACGGCCAGGGTCTTGGGTCGGTCATCGGGCAGGACCACCTCGACCGTGCCGGCACGGGAGTTGGCCTCGGCGTAGGCAATCAGCCCGGCGGCGTCGATGCTGTCCACCGTCCGCCAGTTACGAAGGTCCTTGACGTGGGCCGGGGGCATGAACATACCCACCCGTGTGGTCACCCGCTTAATCATCTGATACGCGGCGATCATGCCCTCTTCACCGGGGCGGGTGCGACTGACGGGGTTGAGTTCATCATTCTCTCCCATGACCAGGACTTCCCGGTTGCGGAGCAGGTCGCACAGCATATCCATGCAGGCCAGGTTACTGGGCCGGCCCACCACGATGAACCCCAGGTCCATTGCTGCCGCAGCGTCAGACGCCCCCTCGACCACCAGCACGGGCAGGTCACTGTCGGGGAGGATGGCCCCCGCTACCGCCCCCTGGGGCTTGAGGTAGTGCAGGTACCCCATCCGCATCGTGCGGGCGGAACCGGTCTTGACCCGCAGGCAGATAACTCGGGCGGGGTCCTCGGGGTTATTGACATCCAACAGGCACCCGTCAGACTTGGCACACACGGGGCAGGGTAGCTTGGCATCAATCAACCGCACCCAGTTATGGGCACCTGGGGTGTACGCCACCTGGCCCTTAACGTGGTTGGGGTTCATGGGGTAGAACAGGCCGTGCTTCGACCCGGGGTACATGATCTTCTTACCCGTCTGACTGCGTAGGGACAGGCCCAGCAGCGTGCCGGCAGCGTCCCGCTCGGGGAACACCCACCAGCCGGTGAAGCTCGGCCCCTTCTTAAGGGGCACGATGGGTGCCCACCCGATACCCAGGCGTGTGAGGCTTTCAACACTCACGCCCAGGGTACCGGCAAGGGACTCCACCATGCCGGGCCAGGCGTTACCCTGGTATGCTTCGAGTAGTGTTTCTAGTTTAGTCATGGGTCTCTCAGGCGGACGAGAATAAACCGCACCGTCAGGTTTCCCGGGCGGTGCAGATGTTTAACGTGAGACCCATCACACGTTGAGAGCAAGATCACGGACGATGATGTCCCGCACCGACGCCCAGTCGGCGTTGGTGAAGTCAGTCTCGCCCTTGTCGCTGTCACCTTCACTGACCTCGGTGCAGGCGGCCTGCCACGCACTCTGGACCTCGGTGTCCTCGGCGTCACCCTTGTGGTCGCAGATGAACGCCCACGCGGTCATCTTATCCACCTCGGCAGGTGCCGCAGTGGCGGTTGCGGTTGCGGTAGGGGCAGGAGCGGCGGGTGTCGGTGCCGCCTTCGTCTTAGCCGCAGGGGCTGGGGCCGGTGCCGCCTTCGGGGCAGCAGCGACCGGCTTGGCGGGAGCGGGAGCGGCAGCGGTAGCTACGGCCTTCGGGCCGGCGGCCTTCTTCTTGATGCCCTTCAACTTCGAGTTGAGGTCCTTGAGTTTGTCGGGATCAACACTACGCAGGCCACGGTACGGCTCGGCGTCCGCACTGTCGATGCTGTCGATCACGATACGCTCCACGTCCTTGTAGGAGTCCTGTTTGAGGCGGGCGACGAACACCTTATTAAGGAACGTAGTTCCGTCGTTTAGGTCATCGAACGAGGTGCCGTCCCAGCCAAGGGCACGCTGCACCTGCTCGTAGTTGAAGTTGGCGGTATCTTCACTAAAGTCGTCGGCGTCGTTGAACAGCACCAGGTAGTCCGTGAGGGACTGGTCGAAGGTGGAGTAGTCCACCCAGCCCGGGGCCTCAAGGCCAAAGTGTGCCTGCAACGCGGGCGTGTCAACGTACCGCTCCTGGGCCTTGAACTGAAGGATAAGCTGGGGGCAGCCCTTCTTGCTCGTCACGCCCACACTGTGTGCCGTGACCTTTCCACGGTACGCTCCGGCTTGGTCGATCTGTGTCATACATTATGCTCCGATACGGGGTTTACGTTCCTACACTTAGCCGACGATGGCTAAGATGTTACCTTGCTCGAACAGCCACAGGTCCTCCCCATCCTTGGGCTTGAGGGGTATACCCTCGGGCATGTATGTGGTCTGCACACCGCCCACCTGTGCGGGGCGTTGCATCTTCTTCTTGTGCTTGACCAGGACACGCTGCCCTGGTTTCAAGTCGAAGGTCTCCGACTGTCCGCCGGCGGACATGATGTTGCCGGGGCCTACTGCGAGTACCTCTGCCTCGGCGTACTCTTCGTTTCCGGCCGGTACAATCAACTCGCCGACACGTTCTTCTGCCTTGAGTTTCAGGCGGAGTAGGATCAGGGTGTTACGGGGGGTAAACTTCATTGGGGTCCTCGGGGTAGGAAACACTGGGTGGGGTCTAGGGCGAAGGTCACTACGTCCTTAGCGTGCGCTCCTAGTTCACTGGCGGCTAAACGCTTCCGTGCATCTGGTTCAGAATCTGCCTCGACTCTAACCGTGTAGCCGCCCCTCAATTCAACACGATACCATTTACAACTCACGGGGCCTCCTTAATTAACTGGCAGCCACCTCGGCACCGCCGAACACGATCTGCCAGATCGAATCATCATTCTCACTGGCGAAGGACACGATGCTCGGCACCTTGGCCGGCACCTTACGATTACTTGACACGGGCCGGCTCTTGGCCGCGAAGTGCTGGGCACCACTAGTGTAGACGCACCGGGTGTCATTCTCCGAGGTCACCTTGCCGGCACGATCCTTGCTGTTTTCTTTCTCTACATCCAGTTCGAGGTATCCGATGCGGAACACATGGTCTGACCACTCGATGACTTCGGTGCGGACAGAGCAGTCCTTGCGATGCTGGAGCTTGGGGCCGTCCTCCAGGTAGTCCACGCCGGCAGCGTTAGCTACCGTGATCTGCGAAAGCTGGGCGAGCAGGATGACGTTCACGCCCTGGCGGACGAGGGAGTCCAGGTCCGTGAGCAGGCACCGGTAGGCGTCAAGCATATGGCGGTCGCCGTCCCAACCGTACCCGCGGAAGTTGGATACGGCCTTACCGCTCTGCTTGACGGTCTCCAGGATATGAGTCTGGGCGAACTCTTCAACCTTGGTGATGGTGTCGATCACCACGGTCTGCCCCTTCTTGAACAGGCCGGGCTGCCGAACCGCATCACGGATGTCCTGGAAGGTTTCAATGCCGGGGATACACTGGACCGGCTCACCGGTCAGGGGGTTACGAATCTTACGGCCGCCGTCGTCGATCCCGATGAACACGGCACCGGGGGCCATGGCGGCACAGGTAGTCTTACCGATGCCTGACTTGCCGAACATGGTGATCTTCTCACCACAGCCTGCATCGGTGAAGCTCGCCACCGTGAAGGTCTTGGCGGGCCGAGCAGGATGGGCAGCGGAGGCCGAGGGTGCCGGAACCACCAACTTCTTAGGGGCGGGCTTGGCGGTGGCGGCGGCGGATGGTGGGGGTGGGGGTGGCTTAGTCATCAGGGTCCGTGTCCTTTACAGTGAGGTCTACGAAGATTCTCTTGAAGTTGGCCGGGGTAGTCTTGCCGTCGCAAACTGCGTCAGCACCCGGGCCATAACAGATCGGTATGTATTGACAGTTGAAGGTGGCGGTACATGCGTTTTCATTCTCGTACCAGCAGTCCGTCTTGGCGTACATCTTCTGGGCCTGGTAGATGTTGAACAACTCCCGCCGATACTTAATCAGGTCCGCCTGGGTGCGGGGGATTTCCTTACGGGCGAAGTAGAACTCGGGGCGTTCCTGAATGTCGGCGGACAGGCGGGCACCGAACATCTGGGGGGTTTCTTTGAGGGTGACCGTGCCGGCCCTGGCCCCGGGGGACCACTCCGCCGGCTCACCGTCGACCGTGATACCGACGATGCCTTCCTCGCACTCGCCGGCACCGATCACTGCCCCGTCCTTGTCGGTCTTTGTAGTCGGCACCTGGCCCGTCTCTACCTCAACCTTGAAGGTCTCGCCGAAGTATTCACCGCCCTCGATAAGAGACTTGGTGTCTTTCTGGGTCAGGTCCTTGGGCTTGCTACTGGGCTTGTGCCACACGTCGTACAGGGTGTTACCCGTCCGTTCGTCGGGACCTACCCCGTTGATGCCGAACTGCTCCAGGCCGGCGGCCTTCATATCCGCAAAGGCCAGGGCATAGTTGGACACCTGGGTGTCCTTTTGTAAACGCTCCCAGTACCGACTGGAAGGGTCCACACCCTGGGCGGTAGACTTCCGCTCCAGGTTGCCTACCATGCCGTTGTACCTGATGACGTGGTCGATTTTGCCGACGTTCTTCACCTCGGACATGGGTAGGGGCATACCGATGACGGGGTCGATCAGCGGAAGATCGAAGCACAACTCATCGGCCAGGTATTCAATAGGTTGGGCGTCCCAGTACCATAGGTAGCACAGGAAGCTCCGAAGCAGGACGATACGCTCCACTTCCCACTCGGCTACCGACTTCCATGATGGCACCTCTTGGTAGGTCTCTGTTAGGTAGTCGCTGGCCGCCGTAAGGGCGTCATCGTCATCCCCGGTTTCACGCACGGTGGTCTGGTAAACCTCATGAAGGGCGTGCCAGTTGGTCCCCATACGCAGGGCGTCGGTGTCCTGGGCGGGACGCAGGCCCTCACGGTACGCGAGCCGGAACCTAGTAGGGCAGTGCTTGAACGCCGATATGGCGGAGGCACTCATCTGGTAGCAGGTAGGATTGGGTTGGGTCATGGGCCTCTCTCGCTAAGGTAAGACAAGTATACCACACGGCGAAGGAAAGTCAACGCTTACGTTTACTTTTTCTTCCCCCGGTCAGGGCCATCACCATAGCCTCGGGACTTCCAGGTCCGAACTTAGTTATCACTGACCGCATACCCTCCACGGTGCGTATGCGTAGCCAGTGGGCAATAAGCAGGGCGTCACACGGGCCGTCCAGGTGTCCGCCCCGGGGTCCGGTAATGAGGTGGGCCTGGTTGGGGTAGTATCTTAAAAAGTATTCTCGACACTTGCGTCCGCTCTCGGGGTCTGACTTGCCGGGCAGATGGAGTCGGCCCTTCCACAGGTTGGGGGCGATCAACTCGTACGGCACCTTGTAGCACTCCAGCCCCATATGTAGGTATCCTTTACCACGACCGAAGCGTTCACTACGCTCTGCCCCCTCGCCCGGACGGGTCGTGGGCCACTCTAGCCCCACCAGGAGTTGCGGCACCCGGCTCAGGGCGTACATCTGGCCGCAGATACCCGGTAGGGAGAACTCCCGGCCCTTGCCCTTGCCGGATATAGGTAGGGGTGTAACGTGTAGGTGGTCGCCGTTCATATCCATGCGGCCGACGGCACCTGAGAAACCCGGGTCGATCCCCACCACCCACTTAAGATCGGGCATGTAACTTCTCCATTAGAAGCTGCCATCCCGCAGGGTTGTCATCCAGGGGGGCAACGTCCGTAAACATACCCGACACCGCTGGGTGATTCATCGGGTGGGTACGGCTATGCTCGGCCACCGACTCCCAGAAACGTAGGGCGGCGATAACCTGCACCCGTTCACGCTCACTTAAAGTCAGGGGGTAGTGTGTGGGCGGCATACGCTTTTGTTTCCTCTATCGCAAACACTGTAGTCTGTGTCCGCAGGTCGGTCGATCCCTCTGAGGAGATGTGCGCGGTGATTATGCGGAACACACCGGTTGTCTGTGAGGATATTAACTTGCCCTGCAACGAGGACGTGAATGCGTCCGGGTCGAAGGCCCAGTCCTCCCACACGCCCGGGGATACTTGCTTCTGAAAACTTACGATCATTGTGTGTGCCCCCGTGCTATATCTTTTTGTAGTGTTTAGACAACTGGCCCTCGGCATTGATGGGCCAGTTGGGTGCCCACGTCGGGCTAACCGCCATGAGTTTAACAATCGCCTCCAGGTCATGCTTTGAAGTGTCCCCCACAACCACACATACATATTCGTCGTGAACGTGTAGGGGTACACGGTAGCCGGCGGCCTCGATACGAAGCAGTCCCTCAACCAGTACGTCGCGGCTGATTGCCTGCACGATGTTCTCCGTAAGCACACCGCCCCAGGCAGGGTTCCACCTCTTACGGCCCGGGTCATAGAGTTCTAACTGCTCCGTGGGTGTGCGAGAGTTAAACCTGTACGACTTGGTTATGCGGGCCTGGACATACTTCAACTCTCTGCCGTTTGGCAGGGTGATTACCACGTCGCAGTCGGGCCGGCTGTGTAGCCGTAGCCCCCGGGGAAGTTCCACTGCCTTCTTATACCGCAGGGTGTATTTGAACGCCCGCTCTACCGTACTCCAGAACTTGACAATCTCTTTATTGTCCTTACGATATTGCTTGACAATCTTAACGGCCTGATCGTTGGTGATTTCCCCGGCGGCCATAACCTCGGCCTTGTCGGCACCCATGCCGTACCCGCAACCGAGTACACCGATCTTGCCGATGGCGTTGCGTGCCCACTTGTCAGACTTATCACACGGCCGCTCAAGGACCTTCGAGGCGAACTTGGTATACACGTCCTCGGTAGCCCCGGGATTAGCGTCAAGGTCCTCGAAGTCACGGAGCAGATCGTCCTGGCCGGCGATCCACGCCACGCCCCGGGCCTCTATCTGTGCGTAGTCCACGATGGCCAGTGTGTAACCATCACGGGCCACGATAAGGGTACGGATTTCACTGACCAGTTCATGGCCACGGGACCCCAGGTTCTGCGGGTTAAGCCCCTCGTCCCCGGACCAACGGGCGGTGTGTGCCCCGTGATACTTGAGCGGGATAGGCAGGCGGCCACCGGCGGCACGGCACTGGGCCTGGAAGCTCTCGATGCGGCCGATATGTGTAGGCCAGGACTTGGCGGCAATCCGCCCGTTTAGCAGGGTGCGTACCCGCTCGCTCTTATGGGTTAGGAGTAGCTCACGATCGTAGTCGTCCTTGGCGATACCCAGGACCCAGCCCTTGGTATTCTTGGCCGGCTTGGTGTACGCCGCTATCGTGTCACCGGCCTCGGACAGTGCGGCACCCATCAGGTCATCGAAGCTGTTAGTGCCCGTAAGTTCCTTAAGCTCACACCCCGTGGCGGTGATCTGTTCATCCATCAGGGCACGCATGCGGGACTTGAGGTCCTCGGCCCGTTCGTGGTCGATAGTTAACGTGGGCCGCAGGTACAGGTCCAGCGTGTGCTGCATCACCCTAAGCTCGGTGGCCGGGGTGGACATAAGGGGCAACATAATCGTGAACAGTTCCCACTCTCGCCACACGTCGTTTAGTGCGTAGTCTCCCAGGGACTGGCGTTCTGCCGCAGTCATGCGGGGGCGTTCCTCTGGAATCTGCGTAGTCTTGTTCCTACCCTTGGGCGGCAGGTATCGCAGCTTGTTAGTCCAGCTTGTGAACTTCATCGTGTCCCCCTTGTCGGGGAGGCCGTGCCGTTTGGTCAGGTCCTTTAACTTGTGTGAGTTGCGGGCGTCCCAGTGCCGACTCAGGCCGGCGGTGTCTATCATGTACGGGGGGTGTATACCGTGGCGGTAGGCCAGCACCGACATATCGAACATGGAGTTCTGGGCAACCACCGTGCAGCCCTCTAGGTTCTGGCCGTACTGGGCCTGTAGCATACCCAGGGACTTCTTCACCCCGGCCTCGCCGTCGTGCCACACCGTATCGTTTAGGTAGTCAGGGAAGTTTGTCTCGCCATCGACGCGAAGCACGGACACGCCGGTCTCTTCGTACCTCTTGTCCATGATATACTCGATCGTGGACAACTTCTTGAGGGTGTATGCCGAATCGAAGTAGGTCTCGAAGTCTATGACTACCACGTCCTCGGGATACCTACACTCCCGAAGTACCCTACGCCATGCCGGCAGGTACTTGCTCGCCATAGGCATGTCGTACCCGTTAGTACGGGAGTATGCCGGCGGGGTGTAGGTGAAGCTGGAGTCGCCCAGGCCGGGCGGCCTACTCGGGGTTGTGCGGGGGGCGGCCCGGCCAGTCATTGGAGGGGGCAGAGAGGGGACCGACGAGGCCAAGGTAGCCCCGGGACCGGACGCCGTTGACGGTACGCTGAACATAATAGGGGTCTGGTCCTTCCTCATCTAACGGAAACACCCTTCGTAGTGCGGCTCCAAATGCTCGGCGGCCAAGAATCGTGCCGGGGTCCTGCATACGGAGGCCGGCAACGTAGGCCAGGTATAGTCGATACAACTGGGGAACCGATACAAAGTGCGTGGGCTGTTCGGGGTCAATGCTGTACGCTTTCAGAGCCTCGGCCACGTCGCACTCTTCATCGGTCAGCGTGTATTCGTCCTTACGCCGGCGTTGCATCTGATACATCTTGATCGCCCTCGTAGCGGTCGGCCCGCTCTTCGGCCTTGCGTTTCTCCAGGGCAATAAGGGTACGCTCGGCCAGGGTGATGAACTCATACCCCCGGCTGACATGCCCGTCCACGGCCAGGTGTTGGGGGTAGTCCGATACCAGCTTGTTCAGCCGGGTGATTGCCTTGTCCAGGGCCACCAGGTCCTCGGGCTGCAGGGTTGCCCGATACTTTCGCAGGCGGGCTATAGCGTGACCGATGTAGTGGGTCAGCACGTTGGCGAATGTCGGATTGGTGCAGCGGCGGGCGTCGTGGGCATGCGGGCGGTACGCCACCGGGTAGTCCTGGGGCAGGGCGGAGTCGCCCACGCATGACAGGTACCCGCCCACCAGGTCTTGCAACGCACGGGGCACCACGGCCCGGAGCCGGTTGATGGCCGTGGTGATAGACGTGTACCTGGTGCCCAACAACTTACGCACTTCCGACGGCGTCAGCGGTGCCTCATCGGCCTGTAAAGGGGATGGGTTCATAGACTTCGGGGGCTGCAAACTTTGGGGGGGTGGGGGCTGGTTCGGTGATCGTTTCTTCGCCTTGGTCATCGGTTGTTTCCTTACATCCCGGGAATAGGTCCGGGCACTCTCGCATCAGACAGTTTTCTAGGGCGTCTCGCACCTCATCGAACAGGTTACAGTCTACCCCCCTGATGGTTAGGGCCTTGCCCAGCACGTTGTCCAACAGGCGGGCGTTGTCCCTGAACCACGTCCGCACCTGGAGGACTACGCCCAGGGGCGTGCCGGCCTTGTCGGCGGCACGGAACCTGGGATCAAACGGGTCGGCGGCATACACGTCGAAGGGTGCGGGGTCAGGTTCCTCGGGGGCGGGCGGGGCGAACGTCGGGGGTGCAAACGCGGGGGGACTTGGCACGGGCGGCGGGTCAGTCGTAGTGACTAAGGTACCCACCGGCTGGTCGTACGCTTCCTCTGCCCAAGCCCCCCAGGCCGCCTTGCAGTCCTTCATGGTCGTGTGCATCTGGCCGAA